TGAGCCGTAAATGCCTGATGTTCAATACTTCTTTCATCATATTCAACAATTCAACAAAAATAAGGGGTGTTTTGTCCGTCATTTTTATGAACAGAACTCATCCCCCTACAAGTAAGAATGTCATGCTTATGCTTCAGTACTTATTCACGACAGTACGACAGCGCCAAGCCAACAAACAAGCAAGAGGACATTCAACTAAAGGCGGTTGTTATTCTATTGAGTTGTAGGATAATGACACTACTTTTCTCTTTTGCCCCGTACAATCTCTTGAAGATGGTGGCACGAAACCGAGCTGCCCCGTATGAGTTTATACGGAAGCAAAGGGCAACAATCATCGGAAAGCCATACAACGTTTGCCAAATGCCATTGGAAGTTTCCTGTTTCTGTTGGACTTCCGACACCGTCAATAAACCATCCTTGTATATTGACCTTATCACAGCATGGAGTTTTATGGCGGTGACATGAAGCATATCAACCAATTCACCCTCACTCATCCACAAGTCTTGCAAGTTGGACGGAATGGATAACATTCCATTTCCGTCCACGGTGATTACAGTCCTTTTCATGCCATTCCCCCCATTGTCGGCATATGCCCCTTGATTCGACTTTCAAAAGCTGATATGTCATGTTCCAATTTAGTACTTGTCACCTTTGCGTAAATTTGTGTTGTGGCGATGTCCGTATGTCCCAGTATCTTGCTTACACTCTCTATCGGCATACCGTAGTTTAAAGCCAAAACTGCGAACGAATGCCGGCTTACATGAAATGAAATTCGCTTCTTGATGCCACACATTTTTGCCACTTTCTTTATACGCTTGTTTACCATGTCAAGTGAGCCAATATTAAACAAGTGCATATCTTTTCTCAATGGCTTGTAACGTTCAATTATCTGTATGGCTGCATCTATCAGTTTAATTTTGAATGGTACGCCTGTCTTTTGACGCTGAGAAACTATCCATGGAGACCCACTTATAATGGCAACATTGTCCTCTGTAAGATTCTTGATGTCAACGAAAGAGATACCTGTCCAACAACCAAACATAAACAAGTCTCTCGCAAAAGCAAAGTTGGGATTTTCCAACTCTATTCCTGCAAATATGTCCAATTCTTCCTCTGTCAAGAACTCACGCTCCTTGTGGTCTGGGTCAACGTGGTACATGGCAAACGGATTTCTCTGTATCTTGCCGTTGTAGTGTGCTGCCGTGACGATATGCTTCAATGGTATGGAGTATATCCAAATGGTAGATTGCGTGAGTCCAATGACATTCTTCAAATACAGACAAAAATCACGGATGAACTCCTCGGTAAGCTCATTCATGGACATATCGCTGCGCTTGTACTGAAATTTGATGAACTCGGCAACGTACTTTCTTACCGTCAGATACTTGCGGTAGGTTCGGACAGCTCGGTCTTTTCCCACGCGTTGGGCAAAGGCTGCGTTCTCCTTGTCAAAAGCTCTGAGTAATGTCTCATACTCCGTACCTATGCCTTGATATGCGTTTCTCACCATTTCAGCGGTAACGAACGCCTCACGGTCGGAAAGCCGTTGGTAATGCTTAGCGATTTGAGCCTTGATGTTATCAAGCGCAAAGTTCACCTCATTGGCTTCCTTGCTTCTGCCTTTGGCTCTGTTGCCCTTGGCATCCCATATCGCCTTGGTCACGCTCAGCTTGCAACTGAACTGTGCGATAGTTCCGTTGATTGTCACACGTCCCATGATAGGGACAATTCCGTTTCTCTCCTTGCTTCCATTTACATAGAAGACTGTCTTGAATGTACTTCTCATAATTCCTTGCTTTTTGTTCTGTGCAAAATTAAATCATGAGAGTTGCATGGCAAATTCACAACCTGTGCAGAATTGAGAAGTAAGAACCGAAGCCGTTAAAAATGCTTATTAGGGCGTTTCTTTGAGGTAATGACTTGAAAGCGTTTCTACTTCTCAAATCCGCCATTTTCGCATTTCCTCACGAATGCCACTAAAAGCCAACGACTGCCACAACCACTTGAAACTCAAAACAAAAGCTCAAATCTGCTATTTTTTGCTTTTTTTATTAGTCTTTTTCGGAAAAAACTTAAAATCACATAAACCGAAACCACTTTTACAGTCAAGTTTCTTACGAGCTAATTTCACACTTACAAGATTTAAAAATTTCAAATCTTTGGGATTGACTGTAGCGCTCGGTGCCCTTTTATCTGGGTGCTCATCAACCAAAGACTTAAACTTAACCTTATTCATAAAAGCAATTTCATCAAAACCATCCTCTCTTACCTCTTCTTTTACGCTGTTTTCCGAAACTTGTTCTTCTGATCGACATCCTACAACCAAAGCCATAACAGCCAAAGCACATCCCATAAAAAAAATTACTTGTTCTCATAGTCCAATATTTTTAGTTAATACCCTACAAATATAATAAATCACACAAAAACAAACAATAAATATTCTATTTTTTATCTAAGAATAAATTTTAATTAAAAATCAATGGTCCATCATCTGCATTCACAGATAATGAACCATTATTTTCCGCTTCATTCATTTAAGCCGACCAACATTGACCGCACTTTCCTAACGAATCGACTTCCACTCTTTCGGTGACCAACTGTCCACCCAACGGATGACCGGCGTACCGTCGGCTTCAAAATCTATCGGCAACCATATATGACGGGAATTTTTCAGGCTCTGCGGATTCCAACGGTCGGCCATGAACACGAAACCGTCCTCCGTGCCTTCCACCTTAAAAATATACGTGCCTTGTGTATGGAAAGACTTCTTGGCATCTTTCCCGACAAAAGGAGAAGGAAGCTGCTCCCATGGCCCCCACAAAGAAGCGGCCTTGAACATGCGGGCTTCATTCGGTGTCCAACCCGTACAGCCACTCGTAATCATCCAATACACGCCGTCACGCTTAAAAATGGTCGGAGCCTCGTTCTGCCCGCCCGGCGCGATACGTACATACCGTCCGGTGTAGTCTAAATAATCGTCCGTCAGTTCAGCCAAGTTCAACGTCAGGTTCTCCTCTGCCGAATAAATATGATAGGCTTTACCGTCATCGTCCACGTACACGGTCATGTCCCGACTCATCTGTCCGCCCGGTACGTCGCGCGCCAAAAGCAACCCCTCACGAATCGCTTCACGCCACTCCGGCGTCCACCATTCCTTATAGTCCGCTTCCTTCAGTTTCTTGGCTTTTCGGATGTCACGGCGCGAAAAGTCCGTCGGCCATTTGCCCGCATTCGGGCGCAAAGAACGGATAAACCGGAACGGCCCCACCGGAGAATCGCTCTCGGCAAAGCCCACACGGGCGGCCGCATAGCCCTTCCCTTTCAGTTCCAGATGGAACAACATCACAAACTTCCCTGTTTTAGGATTGCGTACCACCTTGGGACGCTCCATGATACAGCCCCGTTCTATGTCGTGCCCAGCCTCCTCGGAAACAGCCAAAGCCACTCCTTCGTCCTCCCAATTCATCAGGTCGGAAGAAGAATAGACCTCTACGCCCACTTCGGTGGTAAACCCGCGTGCAGGCCGGTTCTCGCCATACCAATAATACTTACCTTCATGGAACAACAGGCCGCCCCCGTGGGCATTGATGTGTTCCCCCTTCCGGTCCGGCCATTCCTGACCCGGAGTAATACGTTCCAAAGACTGGGCATCTACCGATGCCGCCATCACAAGTCCCCATACACAAAAAATCAAAATTCGCTTTAGTTTCATCCTTTATTGCTTATCAGGTTAATCATTTCATACCTCTCGCTTTGTAAATACGTTCTTTCGCATTGTTGATTTGCTGGAATTTCTCTTCCGCAGCCCGCCGCACATCTTCTCCTAACGTCGCCACGCGGTCGGGATGATGTTTCAGAGCCAATTTGCGGAAAGCCTTGCGCACCTCTTCGTCCGTGGCCGACGGCTCTATTTCCAGTACTTTATAGGCATCTGCCAAAGATTCGCCTTTCAAGTTGAGCATAGAATCCACCTCTCCGGCAGACAACTCCATGGCCAAAGCCACTTCACGCAACGCCGTTATCTCTTCCGCACATACGTTCCCGTCGCTTTGTGCAATCCTTACCAAGAAATTCAGCAACTGCAATCGCTCACCGTAGTTCAGATGTGCAGCAATCTGTCTGCCGCAATCGAAAATCATATCCCGAAACGCCACTGGAGACACACCGTCCAACCGTTTGGCCTCATCGAAGAGTTTCAGCAAAATTTGTTCCCCCTCCTCTACCGCGCTCTCCCCGAAATTCGCACGAAGGAAACGACGGACGAATTCCATTTCGCTGTGCATGATTTTCCGGTCTGCCCGTATCACGTAAGAGGCCATCACCAACATCGAAAACAAAAAGCTGTTTCGCCGCCCCTGTTCATAGCGGGTTCGCCCCGCCTCATCCGCTTGCAAATCCTCTTGCATGCCTACAGCCTGCTTGTCAAACCACGAACCGATAAAATAACCGGCCAGTGCACCCAACGGGCCCATCGTCATGAATCCCATCGCACTGCCTATCCATTTTCCCAATCCCATATTATATTCATTTTTATTTGGAAAACCCTAACCATGAAAGACGAGTACAAAGACGCATGAAAATACCGTTTCCCGATTGGCCATGCCTGCCCGTCCCCGGCCTTCGTACGGGCAAAGATATAAAGTTTTTCGCAGAAGACCGGAAAAACGGGTTCTTTTTCTTTCCACGCCCTCGGCGACACACCGTTCCTACCGTTGCTATAGGTGAAATATAAAAAAGGGAGAATGCCTCATCGTGAGCATTCTCCCTTTCACATTATAATAGGTTTCCGTAAACTGTCCGGCTTACATCATGCCGCCCATGCCACCCATTCCGGGAGCACCCATCGGCATATCGGCTTTTTCTTCCTTCTTGTCGCAGATGACACATTCGGTAGTCAGGAACATACCGGCAATAGAAGCGGCATTCTCCAAAGCCACACGAGTCACCTTGGC